TCGCTTTCGTACAAGATGGTGTTGCATTAGCTATGGGTAAAGACTCTACTGCTAGAATCGATGAAAGATCTGACAAAGGTTACGCAACTCAAGTTTACTATTCTGCTGCGTTCGGCGCAACTAGAATGGAAGAAGCTAAAGTTGTAGAAATACTTGCTCACGAAGCATAGTAAATAAATTTTAGGGGGTGGAAGCGAGAGTGGAAACCCCCTAGAGTGCATGAAACAAATTAAAGATCTACAAACTGTTCTACATTTTAAAAAAGGAGATCATGTTTATAGATATGTTTTAGTAGATAGATTTAAGAATGATGGTAAAAATCATTATGGTTTTGATACAAAACAAGGTAGAACAACAGAAGAAATCTTTGCGTTAGAAAAAGATAGACAAATAAGACGCAAATATATTATAAGGAAGTAGTATGGCATCAGTAGTAGACATTTGTAATGGAGCATTAAATCAACTAGGTGCATCGACAATATTATCACTTACAGAAGATTCAAAAAACGCAAGACTTTGCAACGCAAGATACACACAAGTTAGAGATAGTTTATTTAGATCTCATCCCTGGAACTGTTTAATCAAAAGAGTTGAACTTGCAAAAGATACAGAAACTCCTTCATGGGGTTTTAGTTATCAGTTTACTTTACCTGCAGATTGCTTGAGAGTTCTTACAATTTTAAACTATGATTATGATTATAAAATTGAAGGAAGAAAAATTGTAGCAAATCATGGAACAGTAAAAATTCAATATGTTGCAAGAATTACAGATGCTAATCAGTATGATGAATTATTAAGAGAAACAATTTCTGCATCACTAGCAGCAGACATTGCATACGCAGTAACATCTTCTAATCCTACTGCACAAAATATGTATAATTTATTTCAAGACAAATTAAGAGAAGCTAGATTTGTAGATGCTACAGAGGGTCAGAACGCTAATCCAGATAATGGTCAATCAGATGTTATTGGATCTTCTTCTTTTATAAATTCAAGGTACTAACCTATGGCTAGAGTTGCTGTTCAATTAACGAACTTCACAGGTGGAGAGTTATCACCAAGGCTAGATGGTAGAAACGATTTACAAAAATACCCTACAGGATGTAAGACTTTAGAAAACATGATTGTATATCCTCATGGAAGTGCAGCAAGAAGATCTGGATCACAGTTTGTAGCAGAAGTAAAAGATAGTTCTAAAGAAACAAGATTAATTCCTTTTGAGTTTAGCACAACACAAACTTATATGTTGGAGTTTGGAAATCAGTACATAAGATTTTATAAAGATGATGGTCAAATATTATCTGGTGGTTCGGCTTATGAAATTAGTTCACCATACTTAGAAGCAGAACTGTTTGATATTAAATATGCTCAATCAGCTGACGTTATGTATTTATGTCATCCTAATCATCCTGTAAAAAAATTAGCTAGAACAGGTCACACATCCTGGACACTAACAAGTGTTGAATTTACTAATGGTCCATTTATGGATCATAATATTGAAACAACAACTATGGCTGCTTCACATACTAATAAAGGTCAAACAGGAACATTAACTTTATCATCAACTACTGGAGTTAATTCTAATCAAGGTTGGTTAGCTACAGATGTTGGTAGATTAGTTCATGTACTTGATGGTCATGTAAAAATTACAGGATACACATCAACAACTGTTGTAAGCATGGAAGTGTTATCTGATATATCAAATGGATCTGCTCAAACAGATTTTGCTTTAGGTTCTTTTAGTTCTACTACTGGTCATCCTTCTTGCGTAACTTTCTTTGAACAAAGATTAGTATTTGCAGCAACCTTATCTCAACCACAAACATTATTCTTTTCTAAATCTGGTGATTACGAAAACATGGATGATGGTTATCACGAAACTGTAGCAGACGATGATTCTATTATTTATACAATTGCTTCTAACCAGGTAAACGCAATTAGATTTATGACAGCTACAAGAACTTTAATCATTGGTACTGCAGGTGGTGAGTTTGCAGTTAGTGGGGGTGGTACTGATATTGCAATTACACCTACAAACATATTAATTAAAAAACAATCTAACAATGGTGCAGCAAACGTAGATGCTTTAGCAGTAGGTAACGCAACATTATTTTTACAAAGAGCAAGAAGAAAGTTAAGAGAACTAGCATACAACTTTGACGTAGATGGTTATGTTGCTCCAGATCTAACTATTCTTGCCGAGCATATTTCTGAAGGTGGATTTAAACAACTATCATATCAACAAGAACCTAATCAAATTATCTGGTGCGCTAGAAATGATGGTCAACTAGTTGGTCTAACTTATCAAAGAGAACAACAAGTAGTTGCCTGGCACAGACATATTTTTGGTGGAGTATTTGGATCTGGTAATGCAGTTTGTGATAGTGTTGCTACAATTCCTACAGATGATTCTGAATATCAAACATGGGTTATTGTTAAAAGAACAATCAATGGTGCTACAAAAAGATATGTAGAATATATTCATCAATATGACTTTGACGAAACAGATGATACTTCATTTAATTTTTTAGATTCACAATTATCTTATAGTGGATCTGCAGTTACAAATATTTCTGGTCTTGCTCATCTTGAGGGTCAAAAAGTTTCAATATTAGCAGATGGTGCAACACATCCAGATAAGGTTGTAAGTTCTGGAGCGATAGTTTTAGAAAGAGCTGCAAGTAAAGTTAAAGTTGGATTAAGTTATACATCTTTATTACAAACAATGAGAATAGATGCAGGCGCACAGAATGGTACATCACAAAGTAAGACTAAAAGAATATATGATATTACTGTTAGACTTTATGAAAGTATTGGTGTGGAAGTTGGTCCAGATCTAGATAACATGGAAAGAATACCTTTTAGATCTTCAGCTAACGCTATGAATAGTGGTGTTAATGTATTTACTGGAGACAAAGAAGTAGAATTTAGAGGAAACTATGAAACAGATGGTTTTATATTTGTTAGACAAACTCAACCTTTACCTTTGACGATACTGTCATTATATCCTAAACTTCAAACAAACGATGGATAGAATAATCAATATTGTAAAGTACAGAGGAGAGCATGGAGCATACATTATGAAACAAGAAATGAATCATATGTTAATGGATAAAGATATGGAGTTTGAAGGTAACGCAATGAATTTAGAACAAGAAAATTTAGCATTCACAGGTATGATTGATGGTAAACCTATCTTTGCTGCAGGCATGAAAATTATTTGGGATGGTGTTGCAGAGGGTTGGGTACTAGCAACTAAAGATGCTTTAGATCATCCTATAGCAATTGCAAAAGCAATAAAGAAAGATTTTGCACGAATTGCTAAAGAAAATAATATCAATAGAGTTCAAAGTGCTGTAAGAGCAAACTATACAACAGGTTTAAAATTTGCTAAATGGTTAGGATTGGAAGAAGAAGGTTTAATGAGAAAATTTGGTTTTGATGGTTCTGATCAATATATGTATGCGAGGTTATTCTAATGGGATCACCAGCAGCAATGGTATTTACAACAGTAATGGGAGCATCTCAATACAAGGCTCAAGGTAAGATTGGAAAATTTAATGAAGCAGTTAGTGAACGTAATGCTCAAGTAGCAGAAGCCGAAGCAGCTCAAATAGAAAAAAAAACTGAATTTGATATTGCTAGATTTAATAATTCATACGAAAAATTAAAAGGTCAAGTAGAAGTAAATCTTTCTAAATCTGGTGTAGTTTCTGGAACAGGCACAGCATATAGAATTGCAGCAGCAAATGCTAGAGAGAAGTATATGCAAGAAAATATTATGAGATACAACTCTAAAGTTGCTCAATCTAAAAAAATTGAAGAAGCAAACTTTGCTAGAATATCTGGTCAAATGGCTAGACAACAAGCAAGACTTGCTCAAATACAAACTATTGCTTCTACAGGAACAAGTTTACTTAACATGAGTAATTTTGGAACTTCAACTAACAACAAAACATATACTGGTTTTGGTCAAAGTGGATATGGTAGAGATCCTGGAGATAGAATGTAATGCCAAAAATACCTACATTTACAACTGAAGCAACAATAACAGGTGAAGTTGGATCTGTTAAATCTAATATTCAAATGGGTCTTAATCAAACAATTGGATCTGCTTTAGCACCTGTAACAAAAGAAATTGTACAACACGCAGTTAAGAAAAAAGATTTTGAAAATAAAACAGAAGCATTACGATTAGAAAATGATTTTATCAGAGATATGCAAGACGTTTATACTGAAGCAGGAAATTTAGAAAACGATGAGCAAGCACAATCTATTGTTAAAAGTAAATCAAATATGTTGATACAAAAATATTCTGGTTTAGCAAGTAACAATAATTCTAGAACTTTATTTAATCAGTATGCTTTATCTGAAGTGCAGAAAGGAATCTTTAGAACTAGTACAGCAGTTGAAAGAAATACTTTAATTGCGTTAGATACTTTAGTTTCTGAAAAAAAATCTAAATTAATGATTACAGCTTTAGATATGAAAGATGGATTTGACTATGAGGTTTTAGGTAGAGATTTAGAAGATTTATATACAATAAATTATAAAGGAAAAGTTCCCGATGCTATTTTAGGTAAAATGATTGCAGGCATACCTAATGAAATAAAATTTTTAGAAGCAGATAAAATGATTTCTGAATCTCCTAGAGAAGCATTGGCAATGTTAATGGATCAAAAAGATTTTCAAGGTTTAACATATGATTCAAGAAAAAAATTAATACAGAAAGCTAAAATAACTATCGCACCTATGATTAAAGATGAGTACAAAGATCATCTTGCTAAAATTGCAGTAGGTAAAGAAACATCATTTGACATGAAAACTGCTTCATTAGTGTTGCCTACAAAAACTGTAAATGAAATGATTGAACAAGAAACATTTGCTAAAGATCGTGCTGCCAATAATAATGTACTTCTTAACGCTCCTTTATCATTAACAGAAGAAGTGGCAGATGGTCAAATAAAAGAATTTTATGAATTACATGGAGAGTTAAAAGGTAAAACAAACGAAGCATATGTTAAAGGAATTGTAGCAAATAAAAAGAAAGCTCTTAAAGAAGATTCTGTTGGTTTTATAAAAACATTTGATACAGAAGTAGAACTTGCTTATCAAGAGTTAGAAGCAGAAACAGATCCTACACTTATAAAAGATAAAAAAACTACATTAATAGAAAT